GTGTTGGTCTGTTGGTCGTTGTTGGTCGTTGTTGTTTTTTGTTGGTCGGACTGTTGGTCTTCCATTTTTAGGCATTTGTCAATAATTCAGCAAAAGCAAGGGTAAACTATACCTTATGTTGGTCGTGTTGGTCGCTGACCAACAATATAAATATATAAGGTATAGTTTGTTTATTGGCTGAAAATCACTAACTTTGCTTTATACTAATAGCCAATTGTTGGTCTGTTGGTCTGTTGGTCGCAAAAATAAGAACTTTCAACTAAAAAAAATAAAAGTATGATCACTACCACAATTAACATCACTCCCTATTTGGCGGAATATTTGCGCGGGAAATACGCTTCCGACTCAAACGAACCGATAAATATTCCTGACAATTCAGATTTATATCATGTTATATGGAATTATATGTCCCGTCCTCCTGTTAATATGCTACATACAGAAGGCAACATTGTATTGGCTCTTCCCAATCGCCGGGAAGGGAAAAATCCAGAAGTGTACAACTATCTGTCCGCGCGTGCGGTGACGTATATAGAACTTGCCATCCGTCGTGAGTTCAACGAGGAGCTGCACGCCACCCTGTTGGATAATGACCAGCGTGGTCATCTATATGATAATAATGCTGTGGTATATCAATTCTTATGTACTTATGGCATAGAATCCGTAAGTGAAGAAGCATTGCAAAAAAACTATTATCGCTGGCGAGAAAACCTGCGTAAACGCAAGGCACGGCGTGAAAGGAAAAAAGATATGATACAGGTTATATAATATAGTTAAATGATATTAAATAACCAACCGACCAAGTGATTATATTTGTCCATTTTGACGGACTAAACGTCTGCCCTATGGCGAAAGATGGCGAACTTATTAAATATCAATCAATTATGAGGCAAACAAACAAAGAATTTTCCATAGTAGTTACTTTTGTCCCGGTATATACTATGAAGCAGGAAGAATATATATTTCTAGCCGATGAATTCTCATTTGAACCTAAAGCGTCAGATGAGAATTCAGGAACCGGTTATAATTGTGACCAGGAAATAGTTATATCACGTCCTGACAGCAGTATTTTACAGGAATTTTCTATATTCCGGTCAGGTACATTATATTTTCGTGATACTTCCGGTAAACGGTATGTTATTGGGAGCGATACGGTTCCGGCAAGGATATGCATATCACCTCATTTAAATTTGGCAAAACTCAATATAAAGTGTACGATGCTCAAATCACCACTCTTATAGTCTTTCTTATATATATAAGGTATAGATATTTTTGTATAAACAAAAAACAGAATGACACAGTTACAGCAATATCTTCAACAGCTTCTCTTATCCCGACAAGGATTGCTCATTACGGCGGAGGGTTATGCCTCTGCCGTAACTGAAGCATTTCCGTTCACACAAGAATCCGACTCTTCAGAAAGGGAACAAACCGATATGCTATATACGGATATGGTATCTAATGCTTTGAACGAATGCCTTTCCAAAGTTCACATGGCATATCCTGAAGATAACCTTAGCATTACTTCGGATTACGCTTCTGATGATATTCCTGATAATACCATAGCCTATTATCCTGTTTTTGGTATGATCACTTCAAACTGTTGGTGGCGTTTTTCTTCCAAAAAATTCGAAAAGGATCTTCTGGCATCTGAAGCCAATCCTGGCATCATTGCACATTTTGTTCATATCGACAGTCCGGGAGGCGAAGCATTTTATATGGATCGCCTCTCCGAGACTATGCGTTCATTGGTTAAGCCGGTAGTCGTATTGGCAGAACGTGTATGCGCTTCAGCAGGATATCTTATAGCCTGCCATGGCACCAAAATTTTTGCAGCTACAGGATATGACAAAATTGGCTCTATCGGTTCTGTAGCAGAAGTTTGGGATTATTCGGGGTATTTTAAACAAATGGGAATTGAGGTACATACTTATCATGCCTCTCAATCAGACCTTAAAAATAAGATTTCGATTGATGCTGCTTCCGGGAAAGGGGATGAATATATCAGCCGTTTTCTTGATCCAATCAATAAGATGTTTCTGTCAGAAGTTTGTATGACACGTCCTGCCCTTAGAGACGTGTCAGATAACGAACCTGTTCTTCGGGGCGAAATCTATCTTACAGACGAAGCCATTGATATAGGATTGATAGACGGAAAGGCAACTCTCGCGGAAGCCATATTGGAAGCATCCCGCCTCGGACGTGAACATGCTGACATCCAGCGGACCAAAAGCCAGTTATTAAGTATAATCTAAATTAGTAGACGAAAATGAAATTCAAAGAAAACGTACAGAAAATTCTTCAGAAACTTGGTTTTACCGGTTCCGAAGAATCACTGAAGGCTCTTACACCTGACAATTGGAAACAGTTTTTTTCTTCTTACAAGGAAGAATTTGGAACTGATTTTCATGCCGACATGAAGGCCTTTCAAGATGAACAGAATGCTGTTCCTGATCAGGCACAGATCAACGAGGCATTCAGTATATTGTCTGGATTAATCACTCCGCAGCAACAGATAAAAACTGTATCTGAAAATCCTGATGATAAAAAGAGTCAACCGACTGCACAACAGGTGTTAGACATGGCTAAAGCCGTATCCGCCACTTTTATGGCTATGAGCAGCCATGCTGCTGATGATGTTCCCGCTACTGTTATTACCGGCCCGGCAGTAGGATTTACCGGAAATGCGGACCGTGAAAAATTCTTATTCGGAATCGAGCATGATTTTTTCTCTATGGAAAAACCATGGAACCGCTTTACTGCCAATCCGACCTCTGACCAACGTCTTGGTGACAAAAAAATATCTGCATCGTTTGGCGCAGAAGTAGAAGCTTACTCTGCGTCTTTAGCCGAACGTTACAGCTATCTGCAATCTCACAACCAACTTAATCCCGAAAAATTGGCCGCAGGTGAATTTGCTACAGATTACTCGCAAGTTACAGGAATGAATGGAGGCAACCAATACCTTATCCGCCGCCAGGATGCAATTATTTCCCGGGTGCTTTCCATCCGTCAGCTTACCCAGTATTTTCCTGTTCGATATGGCATTCAGGATAGAGATGTTATCTTCAATGCTTTCTTCGGAGAAGTCTCACAAGCATACCAGTCGGGAGAAGTCTACAAAGGTGATATGGAAATAGAACCTGAAATGGGATATGTAGATGATGCCATGATTAAGATGAAGTTTGGCCCGATGAAAGAGCTTGAACGTATGTATATCGGCTATCTTAACCGGGAAGGTTCTGACCCGATTAAATGGTCGATGATTGAGTATGCAATTGTAGGCTCTTTGGAAACCGCTCAGAGAGAACAGAATATGCGCCGTATGCGAGGTTTGTTCGTCAAGCCCGAAACAGGTGTTTCCGGTTCTTATCTTAATGCCGGTACAGGAGTACTATATACCCTTATCCGCCTGCACCACGAGAATAAGTTAATGCTGACCGATGATATTACATTCCGTACTTACGACGATACCAATATGCTTGATACGGTACAGGAATTTTATAAAGAAATTCTTGCGAAAGTATCTGAAGATATGAGCCTTGACCAGCATGTAATGTATCTGAACGAGAACCACAAGCAATGGTGGATTCAGAATGTCCGTGAAGCTTATGGCCAACAGCAGGACTTTACAGGACCGAACAGTTATCTTAATATCATACCGGACAGTTCTACCAATATGCGTATTATTTGGCTGCCTTATTTAGGTCAGCTGCCGTTTATGATGATGCAGGTTCCCGGTAATATCCAATTTCTAGAAAATCTTCCCGGTGAAATGCTTGCCATGCAAACAGAAATGCAAATGGAGATGGTTCGTGGATGGTCAACCTGGAAAGAAGGATGTTCCCCCGCCTTTGTTGGTCGCAATTTTGCTTCAGCCGACAAAATGAAGGAAAACAATTACTTGTGGCAACAGATTTTCTTGAACAAACCTTCTGTTACTTTGGATGCCGACGCTACGACAGCGGATGCATCAAAAGGGTTCTGGTTTGTCTCAGGAACCAACTCCGGGGCTAAAGAACTGTCTGAAATAAAAAATGCAAGAAAAGGTGTCGGATATATCATTGAATGCGGTGATAAGAGTAATGTAACCTCAATTCCCAAATCGGGAAGTTTTGAAGGAATTACTTCTGCATGGACTCCAACCGCTGTAGGAGATTATATCATGGTCATGTTAAACAGCAATAATAAATTTATCGAACTGGAACGCTGTGTCGGAGGGGTTCGAACTGTTAATAAGGCTGCACAGCCGAATGTTCCAGGGGCCAGATGATTTTTTTTTGGTTGGTTATTAAAATAGGTTTTTAAATCAGGGGCGGGTTGATAGCCCGCCTCTCTCATTAAACAAAAAATTATGAAAACAAAAATGAATCCACGTATATTTTTAGCTCAATTGGCAGTTGTATCCATAGTGCTTGCCTTAAGCTTTATTTTTGGCGCTTCTGCTGATACCACCTTCGGACTGTCATTAGCAGCCACAGGTATGATGAGTATTGGCGATATCGAAGATGTATCCGACCGTCAAACGCATGGTTCCAATATTGCATATCAAATTTATCTGATTAGTATTGACCAGATAGATAATTCACAAATGTTTCCTGCACCGAACAAGAATAGGGAAGTTGGACAGATTCCGATGAAAAGCGGTGAATACATGAAATACTTTGTCGCGCACACAATTCCTACTTTTGTAGGCAACGGCGAGAAAGGAGATATTACGACGTCTGGTACCAACCAGTTCGTTGCCGTAATGGGTGGACAACGTGATAAACTTCTTTCATTCACAGAAGACTATGCAGGTGGTAAGTTTGTTATCCTTTTCAAGGAAATCGAAGAAAGTCAATGGTATATCCTCGGTTCTTATGACCGCCCGATGATTCTTCAAACCTTTGAAAACAAGCATGATGCAGACGGACGTTATGTGACGTTTACATTCCAGCGTACTTCTATTTCACAGTATTACAAATATACAGGTGCTATTGTACGCCAGCCTGCCAAATCCAATCCGGTGGATGCCACTAATCTTACCGTTACGCCGGGGCAGGACTTGTATTCCATTCCTGATTGTACCTCGTCTTCTAAAGCTATTGTAACTGTTTCCGGTTTGGCGGCGAACGACAAAGGAAGATATATTACCCTTATAGGAGAGGGTGAAAGTTATCCTGCCACCGTAGCAGAGAATGATGTATTCATTCTTGAGGATGGAACCACATGGACAGCCCGTGCAGGCAGCCGTATTACCTTCCGTGTGATTGATACCGATACATTGGTAGAAATTGCCGGATCTCGTATACAAACCGTTGTCTAAGCTTTATAATTAACCCGATGCAAGATTATATGTTATTTACAATGTATTTCTTGCATCGGATAAACCAGTAAGTTATGTATTCATTCAAAGAAAAAAAAATCCATTATAATCGGCTTCAAAATTCATCTGCTGCAACAGCCGATTTGAAGCTTCTTCTCAGTATCAATCCTGATGCTCCCATCTTACCTGCATGGGGCCGCTGTCCTGAACGATTTGCAAATAAGATACTATATCTTTTGCTTGATTACGCTACAGCGGAAGAAATACGCAAAAATCGCCGTACTCCTGTCAAATCGGAAAAAGAAAAACTGGAAGAGACAAAACAGGAACTACAGGAAGCTGCTTCCGAATTGGAAGAAACAAAAGAAATGGTTCAAGAACTACAAGAAAAAGTAGACGAATCGGAATATATGGCGAAAAAAGCAGAGATGGCTTTAGAAGCTGAGAAAAAAAAAGAGGTTTAAGAAAGAAACAAAAGCATGAAGAGTATCCTAATATAGAATGGGATAACCTTGATAATGAAGATGTGCAAACCGCCACTCTTATATATAATGATCGTGTAGTCAGTTGGAAGAGGATGAAACAGATCGAAGAACGTATGGACACAGATCTTACCAGAGATGATATATTTTCATTGGTTCGATTGCGTATCCGTAATCTGCAAGCTTTCTCCGAATTGCAAAATTACAATGATACCGGTTTATTCCTCTTTCATCATCCTCTTATAAACGGACGTAGTGAACGAGCCGAATTAATCTCCTTGCTCGAAAAAGATCCTCAAGCTTTTCTTCGCAAACATCGTAATGTGCTTGATAACATACGCCGTTATGAAACTTATCTGAAAAGTCCGGCAAGAGAATCCAGAAGAAAACAGGATCGTGACTTGTTGCGTAAACACCGTGACCGGGAAATGATTTTCAGAGACATTCTCAATGAAAAAACAAAAACTTGATTTTATTGACTCTCTGTTTGTCATCTGATATAATTGATAGTTCGCATCTCAATATTAATGCATTTAAGTTATGGGAAATAAAGAAATTATGATAATGGGCGATGAATTTTTACCCCGAATACGCACTTATGCCGTTTTGGGTTATAGCCGCGAACGTATATGCCGTCTTCTGGATTTGCCACGAAAGGTGCAGACTGCTTTATATCTTCGATTGTCACTACCCGGAGACGTCTTCTTTGAAACTTATGAATCAGGATTGGCACAAGGCGAAAAAAATATTGATATGGAGCTGGCTAAGAAAGCTGAAAATGGAGACATTGATGCAATAAAGCTTCTGGAAGAGAGAAAAAATGAACGTTTTTTTAAAGATATGCGTAAAGAACTGTTTGGAATATGACTGTATTAGAACGATTAGACAAAATACACCCGGATATGATTTCAAGCTTTCTGACAACCGGTAGATGCAGTGGCATACCCGAAGATGTCCAGAGGTTTTTGAAACAGATACAATGGGCTGCGGAAATATACGAATATGAGCCTAACATTACCCGGGCTTCAAAGAAACTGCGTTTGCGTATAAATGCAGAGCAAAAACTTTCGTTAGACGAACGAACCTGCAAGGAACGCATATATCAAGCCATAAATTACTTCAGTGTAGATAACAATGTCAGTGAAAAAGTATGGGAAAACCATTATGCCGACAAACTTGAATCCATGGCCCAGTTGTGTGCGGTCAAAGGAGATATGAAGACTATGGCCGCATGTATAGAAAAAGCCAGTGAACATCGTATTAGAGCCGCACAGATTGCGGAAGCTGCCACCAACCTGGGTATTACATTCTTGATTGATCCCAATCTCCGCCCTGAAGACATGGGATTGGAAAGCAAATCATTAAAAGAAATTGCACGTAAGCATAACGAAGGCTTCTATCTTCAGCTTATTGACGGTCTTCCTATAGATAACAATGAAAAAAAACGCCTGCTTCGCGATGCCGATATTCAGGATGTAGAAGTAATCTTAAACGAAGAATAGCTATGAGTATTGATATAACCAATGATGAATTTTCAATTGAAATGGAACGTATCTATATGAATTCCATGCAAGTGATGGCCAATCTTCTTGATCCTAACAAATTGGTCGTGGAAGCAGCACGTGCATCCGGTAAGACAAGTGAAGTTACAGTTAACCGGATTATACGTGTTGCAGACAGTATGCCTGCCGAACTTTCATTCCTCGCTCACCGTACCTATGTTGCACTTCTTACCAACATCTGGCCCAATATACAGGCGGCATTTTCCCGGCAGATCACCGTGAATGGCCATCCACGGTGTATGTTGGAATACGGTATTGATTATATCGCCGGTGATTCAAAAATACCTGATCATTTTCGTAAGCCTCGTTATCCCATATCATATCCCAAACATAGTATCCTCTTTCGGAATGGCCATCATATTCAGCTTGTAAGTTCCGACCAGCCTGATTCTGTTGCCGGTCGAAGCGGTGTACATGCCTTTGTCGAGGAAATGAAACACAACGACGGTGAAAAACTGAAAACACGTTTGTTCCCCTCCTTGCGCGGTTCTTCAGCCGAAATTCGCAAGAGTCCTTATTACCAAGGATGGACAGGTGTATCTGATACTGCTCGTGTCGACTTAAACGAAGACGACTGGTTTGAACGCTATGAAGAGCAGAATAACTCTCAATTACTCTCTGAAATAGCTACAGTAGCCATGCATGTGAATAAGGCAGCCTATAAAAAGACAGAACTTCTAACAGCTTCTAAAAATACAACGAATCCGGTTACACTCGAAAAAATACGTCTTGAGTTAAAGAAATGCGACAGACAGATATCCATGTGGACACCTCGTTTGGCAGATATGCGACGCAATGCCACATTATATATTCGAGCCAGTTCCTTTGTTAACAAGGATATACTCGGTCCCAAGTTTTTTAAAACCCAACTTGATACATTGGATATGGATGAGTTTCTTACGGCTATATGCGCTGTAAGACATAAATCAGTGGTTAACAAGTTTTTCGCCAATTTTGATAAAGAAAAACATCAATACGCTGACGGATATATATATGATTCAATCATGAAATTGGATCTTAAGGATCACTTTATCATCACTGCCCGTTATTTGAAATATTATGATAAAAACGCTCCATTGTATATAGGCTATGACCCCGGTCATTTTTCAAGCCTGGTATGCGGTCAACCTAAAAAATATGGAAAAGAATTTAGGGTATTAAAAGAATTCTTCTGTTTTTATCCTGATGAACAGCCAGAGCTCGGAAGACAGGTTTATGAATTCTTCGGTCGTGATTGCCGAAACAAACGTATAGTGTTATATCCGGACAGAGCCGGCAATAAACGTCGGGAAGAACTGGAACAAATCACAACCGATAGCCGGGCTTTAAAACGGGAATTGGAAAGTTATGGTTTTGAAGTTCAGTTGATGAATGAAGGTCAAGCCACTATTTATCATTGGCAGCAATTCAAATTGATGTTGCTCCTGTTTGGAGATAGAAGTAACGCGTTACCTCATGTACTAATTGACGAAAACGAGTGTCCTAACCTGTGCAGTTCCATACCCCTATCACCACGAAAAAACACAAACGGACGTATAGAGCTGGACAAATCGAGCGAAGTAAAAATTCCGCTTCATCGGCAAGCGGGATTGACAACGCAGCTTCCGTCTGCATTTATTTATCTCATGTATGGTTTATATGGAGATGCGGTTATAAATGAATTAACCAGCATTCCTGATGATATTCCTGATAATTTCAGTTTATAAACCATATTTATCTTAAATAAAACATTTAAACACTATAATATAACTGGCTGTTTGACATTAAAATAAGTGTTATTTCAGTAACGCTTAGTTTAATCGCATTTTGAAAAGTTTTTAAAACTTTTTCAAGAGAAAGATAACTCCACGACGCGCTGATATTTCCGATTGAGCAGCACAGGGGGCAGATGGGTGGAAATATGACCGGTCACAAGAAACAGTCTTTTCTATTACATTCGGAAAAGAATAAATTCGTAGCATGGAAGAGGTAATAGATCATAACGTTACAATGTCAGGTACACAGGCTATGCAATGGGCAAAAGAGATATCCAAATTACCGGACGGATGCTTCACTATAGCCTTTTATCCATGCAGCCTGCAACGCAATGAGGCATCTACGACAATGGTTGTAAAAGACGGTTGTAGATGGAGGACACAATTGCCACATGAACGATTCAGTGTAGACAGTGATAACTTTTTCCTGTTTACAGACAAGGATGGAGAACCTAGAATGTGCTATGCTATATTGATACGTTATATGGGGTTTCCGCAAGATGGTTTTAAACTGCATAAAATAGATTGGTTATCATGAATAAACAGAGTAATATAGAGATACAAGGATGTCTTGGTGTATATGTAAATGACAGCAATGTTATATCATTCCAATTGGGAGAAGGAAGCATGCAGGACGCCTTACAACGTAACCGTACTATATCCATTGATCCTGTAGCATTGGAAGGTCAGACCAGATGGATGACAGTTAAAGGTTATAATATAGCTTCGCGAGGCTGGAACAATATGAAGTGCCAGGAAGTTGCAAGCGATATCAAGCACAACAGGCTGCTGCCGAGACTTATAACCAAACAGGTTAACATGCTTTATGGCTCAGGGCCTGCTCTGTATAAAATGGAGCTGAGTGATAATAAAGTCAAGAGGACATGGGTCCTGGAACCAACTATACAGAAGTGGTTGGAAAGCTGGGAAGAAAATGGGATGGAACAGGGATACCAAGCCTTTGCCAAGCAAAACATTAAAAATTACTATTATTTTCGCGATTTTTTCGTCAAATGGCGTTTCTCAAACGGAAAGGGCATTGTCCCGGGTGTATTGCCTGTAGCCGGATTGGAAGCCATGGAAAATAAGGACTGTCTTCTGGCCACTACCCGCACGGATGTGGCTTACAACATGGTTTATTACAAAGATTTTACGGCTGTTGCGGTCGGCAGGTTTACAAATGGTCTCAGTACAAGTCTGCGCATTTATCCCAAATTCCGCATACAAGATGTACCACGCTACAGGTTTGCCGCTTTATCCCACCACAGAGAAAAATCTATAGATAATTTTTATGGTGAAAATGAGACCCATGAAGGAACACAGCCATATATCAAGGGTTCTAATGAGAATGCCGTATATATCAACAGCTTTCTTCGTAATTCATTGGCAGCAAAAATACATATAATCATACCTAATGCATGGGTAAATTCGAAGAGATCCCAAATTACAGCTCTATGTAATGAAAATAAGGAACGTGCCTCTAAACAGGAGAAACTTTTGCTCTATAATGGGTTGGAAATCGGTACCGAATATAAGGAATCCACTTTGATTCGCTACATTAAACAAGAGCTTGATAATATATCAGAATACCTGTCAGGATCGACCAACCAGGGAAAGGCTTATGCCACCTTCAGCTTTCGCAATGGAAGTAACGGAGAAGAAGAACGCTGGAAGATTGAAACGGTAGATTTGAAATACAAAGAATACATTGATGCGATCATCGCTTATGACAAGCGTGCGGATGAAGTGCTGCTATCAAGCGTTGGACTTGATTCTTCGATATCCTCGGTCAGCAAGGAAGGCGTAATCAGCAAAAGTGGAAGTGATGCCTACTATAATTACCTGATTTATCTTCTTCAACTTGCACCTGAAGACGAGATCGTATGTGAGCCATTCAACCAGGCTATCAGAATCAACTTCCCGAATTTATATGCAGAAGGTTATCGAATCGGATTTTATCGGGAAATTCCATCCCGACAGGAAGATGTATCAGTGTCTAACCGTCTTAACTACCAGCAATCATGAATATCTTAGAAGATTTATTTGTAGATGTTGCCCAATTTCATCTTTACTCTCCCTACGCAGAGAGCAATATGAATTTCAAAGACCTTGCTTCCAGTGCCATGAGCGCAATCAAACAAGTTCAGGCTGTCATTACCTCTGATATCTACAACAAAATAGCATCCGGGGAAGACAATGACGAAAAAGATGCGTTGAGAAGCGCAGTTGCTAATATTACTTTAGCCAAGCAGCTTATATTCAATGTACTGTCCCTCCGTAAATCAGATGTGGACATATATAAGAACGAACAAGAACAAATGCGCAGGGCATATTGTGATAATTACTATAACGCGATGGATACCCTTTTGCAGCTATTGGATAGAGATGAAGCATGGAAAAAGACCAAAACATATAAGGCATTGGAAAATCTACGATTAAAAACAACGTATGATTTTGACGCAGTATACCCAATAGACAACTCATTTTTGTACTTTTTTCGTTGTGTCCCGATTCAACAGGAAGCCATGGATGACTACATTGCCGGATATTACGAACGTCTTTCACAAGATGATCAAACAAATCGTCGTAAACTCGACAGATGCCTTGCCAAGATAACTGTGGCATTATCACTGCGCAGATTTGATATACTTGAATTTCCACCGACAATCCGTAACTTATTTGAAGATTCAAAAGTTCAACGCTATGGTACCCAAGAACAAGAACGCATACTGGCATTGTCCGATGATTTAATGTCACAAGCTATGGATGCTCTTAAGAACATAGATTTATCTCTGTCCGGAAGCACAGACATTGATATTGTGACCGAGACATCATTTAATCGTCCAACCGATAAAATATATCTTATGCCATGAAAAGAGAAATTGAATTTATCATCCGCGGAGAAATGTACACAATACCTAACAGTTGGGAAGCGTTAACCACTTATCAATTTAAGGAATTGGTTGCCGACCTCATTGATATGTCAGCCGGGAAGTTGTCTGCCGGCCTTGTGCGTATACGTCATATATGTAGAATCATGGGATGGAGTGTCGATAAGATTACCGATACTGATGCTTTGGCCAACATTGCTTGTCTTGCCGAACAAATCACGTTTCCATTTCTCATATCTTATCCTGATCATGATGCTGCCTTGGCAGAACTTGATCCTGAATCTTATAATCTGTGCAAACGTGTTCCTCCTGAGCGATTAACCGGTATCACCATATCCAGATACTTATCACGACTTGATTACAAGTTCACCGTTGATTCCTGTTTTTGTAAACAATTTATTCCGTCAATATTTATCGAAGAACAGGATGAACCATATATGGGATATACCATTGAAACAGGATTCTACATGCTTACAACATCGCTGACCGCGCAACAATTTATCGATGCACGCGAACTGGCGGACTGTTCGGATAAGCAGTTGCCTTTATTGGCATCTATTTTATACTCTCCTCTACCCTATGAGAGTGACAAAGCACATCAACGTGCCCATCTGTTTGAAACTGTTGACATCAAGACATTACAGGCTATACGGTTTAATTTTAAAGGATTCATCAACTATCTGTTCAGCAAAACAAAATATAAGATCCTAACTCAGATTAATCCGGGAAAGGAATCCGTTATAAACACAGGTGCACAAGATGCATTGTACAGCCTGAGTGCTGACGGATATGGCAATCTTCATGAAGTTTCACAAATGAGTGTTTTACAATATCTGGGCATTTTGAGAAAAAAAATGATTGAATCGGTACGCAGCCTTCATGCAGCCAAAATGGATGTTGCCGAAATTTCGCAGACAACTCGATTACCCATTAATGTTATAAATGACATACTATGATTCTTGATTATTTAAAATATTTTTCCCGGTTCCCTTCGCGCGACGGTGTATTGAACATGTTCGTCAACGGAAGCTCTGATCTTTACGAGTACGAAGAGTTAAAAGGATATATCTCAGATTTGCCCGAACCTTTGGTTCCGGATATCTCCGATTATGTTTTCGGTCAGCGTTTTGATGACGTTAAAAAACGTGTTGATTCCCTGACCGGGACTTACCTGTTCTGCGATTTTGGAGAAATACAGAGCTCCCAGGACAATATCGGCTCCATTCAGGATACCCACAAGAGAGCAATTACGGTCGCGGTCAAATTAGGAAACAAATCCGATATGGTCGAAGTTGCCATCCAAAGTGATCGGACGCTGTCATTACTCAATGAAGTGAGGGCATACATGATACTTGACTCTCGCAATATGTCATGGTTAAAGACTATATCAGAGAGTCAGACTATCGTACCATTTGTCGCGCCGGAGCTCTCATCAATAGGTTGGAGTATGAGCTTTGTCGCATCGGCCTCTGACTGGATGAATGTAAAGGATATTACAAAACATATAAATTCAAATAGAAAATGAAAACAAACATGAAAATCTTAATTGACAATGGTCACGGGACAAATACCAGGGGAAAACGTTCGCCTGACGGAAGACTGATTGAAGCTTTGTATTGCCGTGAAATCGCTGTACGTGTCGAACACGAATTATGCAGAAGAGGATATGAAACTTATCGTCTTGTGCGTGAAGAAGACGATATTCCCCTATCGGAACGATGCCGGCGCGCCAATGACATTTGTGCAAAATATGGTAGTCAGAATACTCTTCTTATCTCTATCCACTGTAATGCCGCAGGAAATGGGACACAATGGATGCAGGCACGCGGATGGGAGGCATGGACCAGTGTAGGACAGACAAATGCCGACAAATTGGCTGAATGTCTGTATACATCGGCTGAAAAAATGCTTCCCGGAATGAAGTTGAGGAAAGACTTGTCTGACGGAGATCCTGATAAAGAAAGCGGCTTCTATATTTTAAAACATACAGTGTGCCCGGCAGTACTTACAGAAAATCTGTTTCAGGACAATAAAGAAGATGTGGCTTTTCTTCTATCCGAAAAAGGGAAACAAGCTATTACCGGTTTACATGTCGAAGGAATCATCAAGTATATTGAGTCATGAAAATTTGTCCTTATATAGTAATAGTAATATTAAGCATCATACTTGTCATGTCGTGGTGTTCCCGTCCAACAGGCAAGTATGACACAACCACATCAGATACCGTATGGATACACCATATTGACACGGTTCGGGATACAATCATTCCGCCACCCGTTTTTGTCCACACAGTAAGACAAGATACTGTTTTTCTGCCTGTGGTAAAGAATGAGCCGGCAGATACAGATTTAACCCAACTACCGGACAACATACCGGTCAGTCTGCCAATTACAGAGAAGGAATATCAGACAGAAGATTATAAGATTTTGATAAGCGGATATAATCCTTCACTGGATTACGTGGAATTATACCATCCTACCAGGCTGGGAATAATCAAACAGAAAAACAAACGATGGGGATTAGGTCTCTCCGCCGGATATGGTATTGGTTCCCACGGGTTTACACCTGTACTGGCTGTTACTTTTAATTATAATATGTTTCAGTGGTAACAAAAATCCCCGGCTTCGGTCTTGCTCTTATTCATTTGACAGTCGAATTTGAAAACCTATTGAAGTGCCGGGGATAAATTAACAACAAAATTATTTATTAATTTGTTTTTAAAATAGAATAAATATGAGCAAGACCGAACGTTTTAACGAGATTCTTGATTCCGTGGCTTCTTATACGGAGATACATCAAGAATATATTCTTTCAGACAATCGCACGGCAGAAGTCGTTGATGCCCGTTGCATTTTGATTAAACTACTGTCGGAAGAAGGCTTCTACCCTTCTCAGATAAGTAAGTATATGGACAGAACAGAATCCAGCATTCGCTATCTGCTCGCCTCATACTCTGCTCGCATCTCTACCAGTTTATGGATGGAAAAAGATGTAGAAACAATTCGCAAACATCTTGCAAATAAGTCGCAAGCAATTAGCAAATAAGACACAAACAACTGTACTTCAAATCATTATACATATACATATCTTTGTAATGTCAGGTTATAGCCTGGCCTAGTAACATATTAAAACATAATATTATGACTATCAAAGGTATGAACGGTGAGAATTATAATGTCACCGGCCAAGGACAAGGCAATTACAATACCGTCGGAGCGTCAGCAGGTATCGCATCTTTTTTAGGGCTGAATGCGGGTAATATCCTGGGTGGCGGCTGCTACAACCGTAACATGGCGGCAGGTCCTGTAGAAGTGATTACTTCGGAAGACAAACCCATCAGCCGCTATGAAGCATCCATGATGGACAAACTTGCTCAGAAAGATGGAGAAATTGCATTGCTGAAGGCAAACACTTACACGGACCAGAAGCTTGCTGATGTTTATGACCGCTTGCTAAGCCGTATCAATGCGGATAAGAACGAGCAGAATGCAATCAACATGAATCAGGCTGTATACAACGGTACAAACACTGCTACTTTAGCTTGTATGAAACAGCAGATTGCTGATTTGGCTGCATTAAGCGAACTGGTCGTTCCACAGCGCAAAGTATGTGATACCGGTTGCTGCGGTTGTAACTAACCAATCTTAATCTCACTGAAAGGGCGGTTTCATTCCGTCCTTTCCTCTTTGTCTCAAACTCAAACAATTATCGTCATGTATACCAATTCACAAATATTATCAGCAGTGCTGAACAAATGGTTGCAACCTGTAGTACAGCAATTTTCCGCTCAAAAAATGGGGGCTTTCCCTTTTGTCCAGATGATTGAGAGCAAATTGAAATCAACCGGTTTTGTTAAACCCGGATGGAGTCTGGCTGCGGAATTATCTCCAATAATGCAGAATGTCAGCGGAACCATTATAGAACCCATCATTAACCGTTATATCTCACAAGTACCGGATGATGCATTACCGGAAATGGCACACAAAATAGTGGATGATGCCATTAAGAACGGAGGATTGGCACTGATGGACGGCAAGGTTGTTTTTGAAAAGGAAGACATGGAAGAACTGAAAACCTTGCTTGAATATAATTTGCCTTTAATTCCAAAAGAAGAATACATCGTCAAGACAGCACCTGATAAGGAAGCTGACGGCAGTGATGCCCCCAAACCGAAATCGGACGGTATAAGTTCCGATACAGATTAATCTTTAATATATATTCATTATGATTCAATTGACTCCGATTGCAATCGCCGCTACCAGCCAGCAATACCTGACTAATGTAGTGGAGAATTTATGCCAGGCTTATTGCGCAGAAAATGGTGTGCAACCTACCGGCATAGTTAATTTTACTGTCGCAGAACAGCAGACGGTGAATACCCAAACTGTCGTAACCATCAATGCAGCAGTGCTCGTTGCTTATACCCCGAAGGGATCATGCCGTTCTGTTACGAAACAATGGGTTGAGCAGTTTAAGGTAGCCTTTATTGGCGCGGCCGGTGCAGTTCCTGTGATAAAGCTGACCCCTCTTGTTACCCAGGTTAGTCCAGAGAATGTGAAGTGTTGTAACCGTGCGTATGGTGTAAGTCTGGCTACTCCGTTGACCATTGAGGCCACCTTTTCCGCTACTCCCACAGCTTGATAAGACTTTATCACGAAAGCCGGTGACAGCTGTAAAAAAGAAAAGGAAGAAAAAAGTTTGAGTTTGCTCCCCGCTTCATTGTGGGGAGTTTACTTTAATATAAATGATTATGAAAACTAAAGAAGAAATGATAGACCGCTACCATGAACTTTATGAAAAGATGGTGGCAAGTAAAGATCCGAAGAATATGAAGATATTCGGTGAGACTGACAAGTATATGTTTAAGGCTGTCGCGGCAGCTCATCCCGATATGGCCGAAAACTGGCTGTCACATTTGGAAGCTGTTTGTTGGGACAATTATCTATCCGAACACGAAGCAATGAATATCAGCAAACGTATTGTCAACCAAGATGGAATAAAAGGATTCCATTGGTCTTATGATACTTTTGAAAAAACGGTCGAATCGCTTGGAGGTGTATGTGAAGACAAACCACATTATAACAGTTATGCTTTGTGGGTAACTGCCAATATGATTTATTCGGATCATGCCAAAAGCATTGCAGAAGACATGGGACATAAGTCGCCGGCAGAAGTACCTAATGACAAGATGGCTCTATCCTGCTATAAAAAAGCCTTGGAGAAGCTGAAGGATGTCGATGCAGGGTTTCATGTACGGAGATATTTCAAGCATAAGATGTACGACGATTCAGTTATGTAATCTGGATAAAAAATTAGATAAAATAATCTCCATGATTGAAAAACTGGACGGTCTAAAAGGTTTCGGTTCCAATGTACTGGCTAATGTTGTAGGAGATATAATCATGGGTAGGTAACTGTAAGGTGTTTTAGAAATAAAGCACCTTTTATTCATGAATGTAGTATTATTTTAATACTGATTGGGATTTTATTATTAACTTTGCGAAAAATTTTAAAACTTAAATATTTATGAAAAAGTATTTTTTACTACTGATTGTTTCTCTTCTATTTACTTCATGTAAAAGTTATATCCAGATTTATGATGTGGACAGCACCTCAGCAAAAACAAGTAATGAGCAGTTTGTATTTGAAAATGAAGATTGCAAACTTACTTATAATTTTTGGGAAGAATGGGGAAATGCTTCTATGGTATTTACCAATAAGACAGATAAGAACTTATTTGTTTCGTTATCTCAGTCATCTTATATTTTTAATGGTTTTTCTTCATCTTTCTATAAAGGTGTAGATGATCATGTTATTATATCTAAACTTACAAGTAAGACTTTTCATGATTTGCCTATAGTTTGTGTAGCTCCAAAATCTTCTAGAGTTATTGGGGATTTAAATCTTGTAGATAAAATATATTTCTTCTGTGAAAAAAAGAAAGATAAGCCTAAGCGCAGATATTCAGAAGATTATAATGAAAATAATTCTCCCATTAAATTTGGATATAATATGGTATATTCTGCAAAAGAGAATTGTAATGAGATTAAATCTTTAGAAAGTTCTTTTTTTGTATCAAGAATCGAAAATGTAACAAAGAAACAAGAACAGGTTACTAGTCAGGTTGAAGATTGTTTGGATTATAGTGATACTTCTGTCATTACATTGAAATCTCAGTCACCCAAACGTTTTTATATCAAACGGTTTAAAGACATAAATCCAACTCCGGCAAAATGGTATTAATTCTTCGATAACAAATTCTTAAGCGGAACTCTAAAAAAGTTCCGCTTTTGTTTTGCTAACCAAAAAATAATCCCCATATTTGCAGTGCTCTTCTTATTGGTCAGGCGGACAGTACCGCCAACATAGCCGTTGGCATTTTTTATGCCCATGGTTTATCATATAGTTCCGTCCCGTGTGGAAGCTTAATGGCTCCACTGCCTGACCAAGGTGAAGAGCAACGGGGAACGGAACTTTTTTCGTTTTTACCCTCTATGTTTAATTTTTAATAGCTCTTCATTATGGTGAATAAAGAATTATTGTTTTTCGTAAAAACAGCAGAAACATCAGCTTTTGCTATGTGGCTGAAATCTGAGAATGTTTTTTTCTCTTCCATATTGGAAGAAAGTGTTACTAACCGTCAGGTGTGCCTTATGGCTCATGCTTCCTTAGCTTTTTCTGCATTGGTATGTGCCGGTTTTGTGTCGGCTGTCCCTGCACTAATTTGCTTAGCCTGGTTTGTCGTATCGTTACATCTATGCAAGAAAGGAGGTCTGCGATGAAAATAAATGGTCTTAAACTTACAGACGAAGCTTTGGATAATCTTCGCACTCTACAGGAAGATAACAACAGCACAATTAATGGTCTTCAGGAAGGTATTTATGAAATAGAAGAATTGGTGCTCAACCCGGAAGCAGATGCCTCTTATGGAGACAGACTGGTCATGATGCAGACACTTAGAGATATCCGTCATCTCTTTGAACTACTCAGAGTTATACCGGGACATAAATATTGATACAGTTTAGATATGATTTGAAGCAAAGCCAGCCTCTTTGCTTCAAACATATTTTTATTGAAATTACTTGATGTTCATTTTGTTATACTTTTTATAGATAAAAAAAGCAAACTTTCTAAAACATTTTCTTTCTAGAATTGTTCATATTAAGTGCGATATTGCTTCGTTTAATTCCTTGCATTAAGCACAAATGCCTGTCTTATATGTTTCACCATATTTGTTTTATCTTTGCTCACATAAGCAAGACAATACGAGCAGTGCACTGGAAAAGAGCTTGTGTTTAGCTATTATGATAATCTATAATTTAATGCTTTAAAAAAAATGAATATTAATGGAATTATCCTAAGTGATGAAGGAGTAAATATATTGCGTCGTATGCAAGAGGATGACAATAGTGAAATTAATTATGTCCTTGACGGCCTTGATTGCATCGCCGAATTAATAGAAAACCCGGAAGCGGATGCCAGTGACGGCGATCGTCTTGTTATGCTTCAACAGCTTCGGGGAGTCCGTAAAGTATTGAAAAATTTAAAATCCTTCCGCGATGAAGAATGAAGCCAATATAGACAGTTATATTACAGCTCTAATGTCCGTTTATTCTCCGGCAATCAATGAATCTGAAACGACCCATTGGTTTTCCACTGAAGAAGTTTTTGAATCCATAAAGAAAATAGATCCGGGAACCTCTGTTAAATTGGAAGATATATACGATTCACTTCTTATGGCCGGTTTCCGCTTCCAACCTCGTTCAGGTACTTTGGGATGCGATTTCCGATGGATGTTTAAACAGAAATAATAAGGAGGTAATTTATGGAAAGTTTATTGATCGTGGTTGGTAGTTCTAGAATGTTAGCCTTTTTCTTTGCTATATGGTTAAATACCCGGAAAGGCAAAAAATGGCTGAAGAGTTTGTAATTATATGGATGCGCTAACAATAATATTTTTAATTACCAGTGTTGTAGGTTCTGCATTGGTTATTTGGTCATATACCAAGTCGGGTAAGAAGTGGTTAGAAAATCTATAATGAACTCCTTTTTAAGGAGTAATACACATTATAGTTCGTTGTAGGCTATATAGGTGAAGGCAGTATAAAACCTGTCCTTCGCCTTTTTCTTTTCTATCATTACTTTAGCTTCAAATTTATGAAGCTATGATAACTGATCAACTCATCAAAAAAACATTTATACATAATGTTGTTTCCAATGGTTTCAAGGGAGTCAAACGGATACAACAGGAAGTCATATCGGAAAACTTAAATGTCATATCCGGCGATCTGCTCAAATCAGTTCAAAAAGATCCGTTATCGCTCATCGGAACAGAACGTCAGGTATAGTATATGTATGTTCTTCCTTATATGCGTTTCTTGGATATCCATTTTCGACAGGATATGCAACGTAGAAAAATTTCCATCTATAACCGTGTCATTTGGGGTGTACTTTATGGAGAAGTGCTTCCTGCTCTGCGCTATGGCTTTACACAAGACATACGTAAGTACATCACCCGGCAACTTCAAGAAGGATCGGATATTAATCAATTAGATATTTTAAAAGATTGGTAATTATGGGGAAAAAGCTATCTGAAGACGAAATAAAATATATTTTGTCAGTTGAGTCTTCTAAAGCTCAACAGGAAATTTACAAATTTACAAAAGAGACTAAAGAATTAAACAAGACCAATAAGGAACGTCGGTCATTGATGCGCGAATTGGAATCATTGGGCAAAAAGGAATCGGATGAATACAAACGTCTTGATAACGAAGTTAAAAAAAATAATGAGACTATTCAGAAAAACAATAAACTCATTAAAGAACTGGAGAAAAAGCTTGATCTTACAGGACTTACGATGGTCCAGCTTCGAAAAAAAGCCAAGGATCTTCGTGCGCAGCTTGATCAGACAGTCAAGTCCACCCACCCGGAAGAATATGCAGAACTTGAATCAGAATTGGCTAAAGTGACCAATCGTATGGAAGAACTGCGTAATACCGGAAAGTATGCCAAGCAACAGCTTTCTTCTTATGATAAAGCGATGGTTGCTGCAAAAAAAGCAACAAAAGCTTTTATAGCCGTAGAATTCGTTCGATATCTTAAAGACATAGGTATGAAGGCTTATGAAACCCGTAAAGAGTATGCACGTTTTGAAGCCACTCTTCGAAATGCAACCGGTTCTTCCAAGGAAGCTGCAACTGCAATGAAGATGTTGCAGCAGTTGGCAAAAGAGACTCCTGCCAGTGTAGCAGAATGGAATGAAGCCTATATCAAATTAATTAATCGCGGAATTAAACCGACTTCTGAAGAATTGATTGCCATGGGAGATATCGCCATGTCGCAAGGTAAAGATATAGACCAGTTTATTGAAGCGTTGCTTGATGCCATGACCGGGGAGAATGAACGCCTAAAGGAATTTGGCATAACTGCATCAAAAAACGGAAAAACTACTGCATATACATTCAAAGGTGTTACAACCGAAGTAGATAATACCGACACCGCCATAAAAAATTATATTCTGTCTTTAGGCAAACTGCAAGGTGTACAAGGTTCTATGGCCACTCAAATGAAAGAATTAGCAGGGCTAGAATCTAATTTAGGCGATCAAATAGACTCTATTTACAATAAAATAGGAAAGAAACTTGAACCGGGCATCAAATCATTTATGGGGACATTAGGCCGTTTTATGGGAAAAATATCCGAATCGCTTGAATCTTCCGGCGAAAAATTTGACACACAATTAAACAAGGTGGTCTCTTTACAAACAGGATTGGTTCCTCTACTCAATCGTTATGATGAATTAAAAAATAAAACAAATCTAAGCGCTCAGGAACAAAACGAATTAAATCTATTAATATCTCAAATTGCTCAAATAATACCAGGAGCAGTATCAGGATTTGATAATTATGGAAGAGCATTATCCATCAGTACCGATTATGCTCGCGAATGGATAAAAACAGAGAAAGCTAGATTAGCATATATCAATAAATCACAAATCGAAGAACGAAAAAGCGAAAAAAAGGACATTGAAGCAAGAATAAAAAGTCTGAAGCTTCAGGAAAGTATCGGCAAAAGACTTTATGGAGTTGACAAAGAAGGTAATGTGAAACACGTTGCTACTTCTAGTGGACGCATGGGATATGGACCTAATGCGGAACAAATGAAATATCGAAAAATGACTGTGGATGAGCAAAACCAATTTAAAGAAGAAATGAAGTCCTTATATGAAGAATTATCAGGAATTGATGCGGAACTTTCCCGATTACAAGGTACAACTCTTGACGATATGATTAAAACACAAACCGAAATGACAGAAAATCGAAAAAAATTTAATGAAATGAATAAAGAATCTCTGTCCGCTTGGATTGCGGACGAGAAAAATGCCACCAACGAATATCTTAGTATGGCTAAAGAGATATACAAGAATAGATTTGAAAACAAAGTTGTAGACCCCAAAGATATTGAGGAAGCTGCTAAAAAAGCCAAGCAAGCAGCTCAAAAAGAAGCAAAAGCTGTATTGGAAACTGAAAAAGATGTATTAAAATCTCTTGAAGAAATGCGTGAAGATGAACTTATAGCGCAAACAAAATGGTATAACGACCAACATTTATCCC